TATTTAGTATGCCTTAATTAGATACTTAACCAGGAAGTATGGTTCAATCAATGGAATGTTCCTGTCAGGATCGAGAGCAGCAGTTGGAATGATTGGATTTGACGATGACAACGTGAGCGTCAAGTCATTAGCAAACATACCAGATGTATATGTTGCAGTTGCTGCACCTTCAACATTGTATTGCTGAATATCATCTGCTACTGGAATTTTACCGTCCGATGCAACAAATACTAGTTCAGTAGTTTGCTTGAATTCATATGTAATCTCCATAATACCATACTGGTCACTGTTAGAAGCATTATCATTAGAACCAGTAGGAGTTCCTCTTGCTTGTCTTAATTGGAACTTAACGTTTTCTGTTTGTGCTTGCTCTGGAAGATCAACACTATAGGTATACCAGTTTGTTGGGTTACCTCCAGTTCCAGTTCCGTCAACATCATTGTTTATGTCAGATGTAGATGGAATAGGAACGAGTGTTCCTAAGAAATTAGATCCTGGGAATACATCTGTTCCATCAGTATTGTAATAGAGTAGCAATTCGTCACCACCATTCTCTGGTAGATCTCCTCCATTCTTTCCATTACCTCTTGCTGCTTTAACTGTAACTCTGAGAATATCAGAGGCATCAACTGCATTAGTTGTAACAAATCTAGTTTGTTGTGTGCCACCAAACTTTAGGTAAGTTGTTGGAACTTCACTATTTTGTAGTGTCAGTCCTTGTAATTGACCACTATTTGCATTAAATCCAACAGTAGCATAGTTTCTTACACCAGCACCACCCAGAAGTCTAACTCTTGGTGCTTCAGTATAACCACTACCAGGATTTGTTAATGTAATACTTGTTACTTGATCTCCAGAAACTGTGCATGTAGCAGCAGCACCAGAACCACCGCCACCACCTTCAAATACAACTTGAGGGACTTGTGTAGTTGGAAGTGCAAAACCATTTGAATCGTTAGTTCCTGTTCCAGATGAATAGAAGTTTACGCCATTATCTTGATCACCAGATCCTGCTTCAAATATATCACCGATTGTGATATTTTCTGTTCCACCTTCATAACCAACGATAGTTTGGAATTTAATGTTTGCAAATCCATCACTACCAGCAGCAGATGTTGTTCCACCATTATTGACACCACCACCGCCTTCACCAACTGTAGTGGTTATAGATGAAATACCCTGTAATTCAGAACCAGGAATGATAAATGTAACAAATCCACCTGCGCCACCGCCACCAGCACCTGCTGTCCAATATCCTCTATCTTCATTGACAGTTACAGAAACATAACCATCACCAGTGCTAGTATTTGCTGAGTTTTGTAGTGTTGCATAAGTTGTTCGAACAGCAGATAATCCTCTCTGTCCGCCATATCCTTCTTCGTGACCACCAGATCCACCACCACCTGATCCAGGTTGACCACCAGCAGTATCACTAGCGCGAGCGCATCCACCGCCGCCTCCGCCGCCTCCGCCGCCAGTACAACCATAACCACCACCAGTAGCGCCGCCACCACTGAACAGTGCCTCTGTAGTTTCAATTACACTATCACCAGGAGCTCCCGCATTATTACCATTCTGACCACAAGATCCTTCACCAAATCCACCACCACCGCCGCCGCCTCCAGCGCCAGCAATAATAATGTTACCAGATTGGAACTTAACTAGGGTAGCAGCACCACCGCCACCACCATCATTGGACTGATAACCATCACCTGCTCTTCCACCTTTACCAGAGTGAGCAGCATTTGCCTGACCATTATATGTAATACCAAACTGTCCTGGTTCAAAACTCAATACAGTTCCAGCAGTTGCATATTCTGGATTTAAATTAATTCTCATCCATTTGCCAGCACCACCAGTACCAGCAGCACCGCATCCATTACCACCAAAGTTACCGCAGTTTCTACCACCACCACCTGCTAACTCAATAGAAACTCCAGTGATAGCATAGTTCGAATTAGATGCACCAATAGTATAACTGTGAGTTGGACTTTGAGCATAGGTGTATGTTGAAGATACAGATCCACTATCTGCAATTTGTCTACTTCTACCAGCAGTTCCGTTGATACCTGTTGGTGTTGTTCCAGCAGATCCACCTTGTCCAGGATCATTATTTGGATTAGATAATCCACTATTCCAAATTGGACCAGGACCACCATCACCACCATTACCATCATCAGGAGATCCAGTGGTCAATGTAATAATATTACCAGAAGAAGAACCAGTAGCGGTATATCCACCATAACTTCCACCACTACCACCAGTTGAAGATGTAGCAGCACCGCCGCCTCCGCCACCATTAGCAGTAACAGTTAAAGTTCCACCAAGGGTCATCGTAGATCCGCCGCCACTGTTTCCAGAAGTAGTGTATGAACCACCAGATCCACCACCACCAATCAAAGTTACAGTAGCTTGAGAGATATCTGCTGGAACTGAAGTAACGAAAGGTCCACCAGCAGTATTAAATTCAAATTCTGTTGTCTCATAAATTGGAACACCACCAGTAGTCACAGTTCTGCCACCAATATTACTAGAAGTAGAAAACTTCTTCATATCTGGTGTGCCAATACTGGTAATCTGCTGATAAGAACCAGCACCAGCACCACCAGATGCATAGTAATAATCAGGTTCTTTAATAGATCCAGAATTTTGATCACCACCACTCCAGTTGAAGATGTCATAAGTAGACACACTAGCATCTAAGATTGGTGCTTTAGATAGAACGTGAGTGTGATTATATGCAATGCCTCCAGGTGGCAGGAAGTTATTGACCTTACCAGTTGATGCTTTATATGAAACCAAATATCTCTCACCAGACACAGACAAAGGATAATTCGTATCTTGAGGTGCCTCAGAGTGAAGTAAGAAGTGCGAGTGCTGTGGAGCACCAGCAAGTTTCTTTGGTTGCAATTGAGTGCTAATTACTTGACCACCAATAATAGATGCTTCAATAGTGTCTACAACATCGGTATATCCAATTGTTGATAAATTGCCCAGAGCAAATTGTTCTTTCTGAGCATTTTTGTCCATATACCATTTGCCATCGATAGTATTGATACCGACACCAAGTTCAGAGTTGCCAACATTGGCAGAGTTGGCACCATAAACTGGTCCATTACCAACAATTCTTTTCGCTTTCAGATCTGGGATCTTGAAAGTTCCCATATCTTCTGGCCAATAATCCCAAACATTATCTTTTGTAATTGCTTGTATTTGACCGTTTTGTTCGTTAATTCTAATAGCAACGGTGGCACCACTACCACCACCAGATCCAGTGATTGTTACAGTTGGAGGATTGTTTGGATCATATCCTTTTCCAGGATTTAATACCTCTACACCACTAATAATACCACCAACTAAAGTTGCATCTGCAGTTGCTTGAACTGGTGTGACACCAGCAAATACTTGATTTGCCCCACTTGGAGGGGCAGAAATAGTAACAGTAATTGTTCCTGAGTATCCTGCTCCACCAGAAACAATGTCGATGCCATCACTAGCAACACCGCCATACTCATTTCCAATAACTTCAAATAGTGCTGGATAATCTTTAATGTAGAATTCTCTACCATCACAGTAGATATATCCTTCATATTGATATTCTGGATTATCTTCTGGAGCAGCGTCACCAGCAATCACATCATATGAAGTTGTTCCACTCTGAGCAACAATAACTGGAACAAAATTATGGTCAAAAGAACCACTAACTGACTTCAAAACTTGGACAATAGATCCCACTGCCTGACTATCAGTTCCTTTGTCAGTGTAAAAGTTTGCTCTTTTATTTCTGTATTTGGGATTTAACGCGACTGCCATGTTTCTATTAATACTTAATTAGATATTCCATAATGATGTAAGGACCAGTGACCTGATCCAAAGACGCTGTTTGGTCAAGTTTTAATGTCAGGGTGGTTTGTAAATTATCTGGAGATAGCAGATAAGGTGTTGTTTTTATCTTATATGTATGGGTGTTTTGAGTTAGAGTAATCTTATGAGAGTGAATTGTAGGATCGCCATCGGGTTGAGATAACTCATCAATTTCAGTAAAAATATTATTAACCTGAGGATATGCTTGAGAGGTTTTTGATGCGATATTACTATTGAGAGGAACTACATCATATAAACTTGCTCCGTTATAATCATTTGGCACACCCTGTCCACCATTGACGTATGTCGCGGGAACAGGTGAATTACTTCCAAAAGTACCACTGTTAGTGCTGCTACATCCGACAAGGTAACTGTTAAAAGCTGGTTCATTTCCAAAAGTAACTTGTGAAAGATTGATCTGTATTTGACTACTCAATAGACACTGATATCTAAACGAATTAAGTCCGACTGAACCAGCAGCATCGAAACACATGTTGTAGTAAACAACTTCGTTTCCAATAAACGGTGTCTCAACATTAGGAATATAACTACCAGAAAAAGTACCAGAAGCAATTGCCCAGCATCCTGGTTGATTGGTTCCTGGTCCAGCATTTCCATTATATTGTGTGTTTTCCAACCAATCGTTAATTGGAATAGTTGATGCTACAAATCTAGATCCAACTCCTTGCGATTGAACCTGAGTGTTTTCATTGGTGGTTTTAATTCTCAATCTATTTGTAGTTGAGAAGTGCATGTGCGAGTGCAATGCTAGACTATCAACTGCTTCTTCATCAGTATAACCACTATTATTTGTTCCTTTAGTCCAGGATGGTTTACCTTTCAGAGAAATTTCTTGTGAAGGAACAACAAAATTTCCAGTATATGTAACTGGGATAGTAACAGTATTTCCTGCTGTTGTTCCCGCTGTAGATGAAGCTTCGATGCCCATACCAGAACGTCTTTTTTCAACTCCACCAACAGTTTCTGTTAGAATATTAATATATGTACCAGCAGATGCACCAGTAGTTGGTTTCATGAACTTTGATCCAAGATCAGGAACCATAAATTCATCGTCACCAACACTATCAATGACATCATTATTGATATCGTAACGAATAAATTTTGTGTTTACTCCCGTACCTAAAATTTCAGCAAGGGCAGGATAATCTTCTGCTTTATAAATGGAACCATCACACTTCAAGTATCCAGCTGGCAAGACAGCAACGTTTGCTTCATTTGATGGATCTGTACTTTGAAGTTCAACTGGCCAACAAATAATTGTCCCCGATCCAGAACCATACTTTGCTTTTTCTTTTGTGTATAGTCTTGCCATCAGTATGCCTTAATGATAAACGTAACTACTAGTGCTGGCATTGCTACGTCAGCAATAATATTTAGTGCGTCTTCGATACTTTCTGGAGCAACATCACCCAAACTAATGTTGTTTACTGGGTGTGTAGCAGGTCCAGATAAAGAACCCTGACCCATTTGTAGATCATAACTTCCGTGATTATGACCCAAGAAACTTGTGTTATTTGGATCAAGTTGTGAAGTTTGATTATTCAATGTAGTTGGGAAGGTGCCATGTTTAAAAGATAGTGTTTGACCCGTTAACTGTGATGGATTAACACATGGTTGAGAAAGTTCCAAAGTGTAAACATAATCAGCATCGCTTGTTCCAGTTCTACTGATAGCAAGAATTTGTGTTCCTGGTGCAATGGATGCTGTAGCACTTGCAGGAACATAAACCCACATGAAAGGAACAACACTATCAAGTTCATATGCAGCACCAATGTTTGATCCTGCTGGAAGATCAACTGATGTAGCATTTGCTTCAATAGTAACACCAGTTACTTCAAATGCTGGTGATGTTTCTGGATCATATCCAGTTACAGGACCAAAGTAGTTTCTTCTATTAGCAACTTCAATTGGTTTGGGGAATATACCACTCCATGCTGGTTGTTGGTGTGTTTTAACTGGATTCTCAACGTCAAATGTATCAGTAAATGCACTACCATTAAACTGATATGAAAGATCAGTAGCAGACTGAATACCAGATGGATGTCTACCTTGTGGTGGCCAACTATCTGCTGGAACATTGTTCCAATATGATCCACCTTCAAAATTGTAAAATCTATCAGTTGTTGGTAGAGTAAATTCATGTGTCTCATCACCATAATATGTCGCAATTGCTCTACCTTGCTGCCAATTGGGAGCGGTGTCTGCATTATCTAACTGACACTCAGAATAACCAAAATTACCACAACTACCAGAAACTGGACCACCAGTAACAATGTTAGATGGTTCAAAAAGCATAGGACCAGTGAACTGAGCTGTTGCTTTTGCGTATGTTCCTGGGTGTGAGTGTGAGGGAGTATGGTTAATACTCAACTTTCTATTAATAGTATATACAGTTGTCGAAAAATCAGGAGCACCAATAGAAATATTGGTCATCTTGCCGACCATAACAAGAGAAGGATCGACAGTAAAATCAATATCAGTATTAGCAGAAATTGTAGTTTGAATAGGATATGTTAATCCAAAATCACCAACAAGAGGATCTCCATCAAAAGTGTCAGATACCAATTTTTGATAAGCATCAGTTTGTCCATACTGATATTTTGTTTCAAATAGATATTCTGGTTCCAAATCCATAGGCATTTTCAGCGTCATATTTGGAACACGAAATTGTCCTTCATAATCTGGAAATTCTCCAGCAAAATTACTAGCACCATAAGTAGTGCCAAGTTCAGATGCTAAAAGAGGATATCTTGCAGCATCTTGCAATCTGCCATCACATAAAATCCAACCCTTTGGAATGTTGGACAGGGCGAAACCTTCGTTTCCGTCCCCTGCCCAAGGCATGATGGTGCCAATTTTGGCAACCCTCATGAACTTTGTTAGACTGTAGTTTACTGCCATCTTAGAGCTCCACTAACCACCAACCGCGTAGATCTGTTGGAATTTCTGATGCATTTACGTCTCCTTCTGAATCTGTTGTGCCAACATATACAAGACCGAATGATGCATTTCTTGTCTGAACAATTAGTTCTCC